TTTAATTCCTGTTTGCCGTTGACAAAAATTTCACAAACCAGACCGGGCGTGATCACAGTTTCCGGATTAGCCACCTCCAGATGAAATGCGTCGGCAGGCGTGTATAAATCAGAGTCAATTTGATAACTCAAAAAATTCTTAACCTTAATCCCCGGTATTTTGTTTTTTATATCCGCGCCAATGCGCAACTCAACTTTATCGGGCATAGACGAGCACCTCCCCATTGGTAAAGTTGGGCTGACGAATGTTATTGATACGCAACAGGCGTTCCGCGTCCGTATAAGGCAAGCCGTATTTCAGGCAAACCAGATGCAGGGGCATGGGATTATCCAGCGTGACTGCAATCATCTTCTCACGCTCCAGGCGCACGGTGTTGACGTGATTGAGCAGGTTTTCCGCCGTTTGTTTGAGACTGTCCATGTCGCGGGCTATTGCTATGGCTGCCTCCAGACGCGCGCGGACAATGGCCAGCGTCTCTTCCAGCTCCCGGATGTTCATTATCTGGATATCCGGATCGGCGTCGACAAAAGCCTGTTCATCGTCGGCATAGATTGCGGCCGCTTCCAGTGCAATCCGCTGGGCGCAGGCGATTTTGAGATGATCATTCATCACGGTGTCATTGCCGAAGGTTAAAAAGGAATCCTGCAAATCGGTAAAGGCATCGTCGAGCCGGGACATGAAGATATTGGGAAAGTCTCGCAGTGACGTGTAAAGCAGCGCCACTTTTTCCACAGCGCCGGTGATAGAGCCGAGTATCCGGCCCGGCAGATTTTCGGCATAGATGATCGTCGCCTGCAAAGAGTTAACCGGACTGACAACTTGATTAACCACGGCCTCGGCAGTGGAGATATAACCCTCGACACCGCCGACAAATGACCGCGTGATATTGGAATATTCCTGCACCTGCTCAAGTAATCCCTTATCGGCATCCAGCGTTTTCCCAACTGCACCGCCGTCGGCTGCGGGTACTTTATTTTTGATGTCGGAAGATAGTTTATCCTGCTGCTGATCCTGGCCATCAATATAGGCCTGTTCGCTTGAAGACAAAACGCTGGTGTCGGCTGCGGGTTCGGTATCGTCCTGCATTTGTTCGATGAGGGCGATATCCAGTTGCGCCGTGCGCCTCAGGTCATTGTGCTCGATGGCAATGGATTCTATCGCAACTTGCATCAAGCCGTATTTAGGATGAACGAAATCAATCAGCTCTTTTCCTTCAAGGCTGTTGATCAGCTCAATATGATCGCCGTAGGTCTCCTGTTCTTCATCATCCCAAAAATAACAGCGAATCTTCAGTGTGTGGGCCTTTTGCCCCATGTCTTCCAGATCAGCGCCGTCGGCATACGGGTATTCATACTGAGCTATCGCTTTGGAAAAAGTATCTTCAATGGTTTCCATCTCGAGCAGATAACCGGCAAGCATGCCCGTCTGAGTTTCTTCCGCAGAATTTTTTATGTCAGCATTATCGTCTGTGATCATAATTTAATTTCCAAAAGCCGTGCCACGGTCTAAGTCAACCCTGAACTCTGTGTTTTTCAGGGTGCCCATTTCCGCGATAATCCGGTTGTCTTTATCAATCTTGATATTAATTTTGATATCGTTTTTTACTTCCGGGCTCTTTTCTTTATTGAAGTAATCAGTAATCAACGCTGCCGCATCAAACATACCCTTACCGAACATACCCATCGGCCCCATACTATTAAGAACACTTGATCCTTTTTCGTAAGCTTTCGGTCCGCCATGCTCCAGATAAAGAGATGATGCTTCGATTCCTGCCCCACCGATAAAACCGAGAATACCCAGATTACCCAGCACTGATCGCGCTTTAGAAAATCCACCCGTTGCGCCCGGAACCATGCCGCCGCCACCCAGACCACCTGCGGGCATATTGGTGACGAAGACAGGAGTCCCTTTACCTAAAGCCCCCGCGATGCCGCCGAGGCCGCCTTTGCCCTTGCCGATGTCGCCGCCAAAATTAATCAGACCGCCAATTGCGCTGATCGACTTTTGCAAAAGAATTAAACCGCCCACTCCGACCATCGCGCCCAGTATGCCTTTGGCAATCATGGGGTGCTTGTTGAGCTGATCTAAAATACCGGAGACGAGTTTCAGCGCAGTGGTCATATGCTCAACTTTGAAAGTGTCCAGTTGGTTTTGAAATTCTTTCAGCTTATTTGTCATGGCTCCAGTTTCTGTATTAAAATCCTTATCCAGTCCGCCAGAAGCGGTTTTCAACTGCTGCACCTTTTTAATAATCTCCTCATACTTACCTGCAATTATTTCCAATGCCTTACCTGCTTCAGGCCTGCCAAAGATAATCCCGGCAACGGCGGAGATATCTTTTCCGGCTTTAGCGGATTCGTCACTGAGCTTTTTAATTTGAGGAAGTAGTTCTTCAATATTTTTTATACTGCCGTCTTTATTGTAAAACTCGATGCCGTGCGCTGATAATTCTTTGATTGCCGGTTTGTTTTTTCGCAGTCGATATAAACCGTTAAAGAGTGCATCTATGGAACTTTTTGCTTCGGCCCCTTCAGATGCAAAATGTGCCATTAGCGCGGCCAGGGGCGTAAAGTTGTTTATGCCCTCTGCCCCAATAAGGCGCATCGTTTTTGATAGCCCCATTAATGTTTGCAGGAATTCTTCCTCGTGATCCCGTACATCAGGAAACTTCAGGGCCATATTGAGCTGCTCCTGTAGGGCGGGCATATCAGTAATCAAAACTTTGTATTTGTCGAGCAGCTCTCCTATAGTCGCGGCATATATTTTACTATTGACGTTGGCGGCGACCGCGCCCTTACCGACTTGCGGCAGTAAGTCTTTGATGACATTTAACTCAATGCCTGTCGCGTTGAGCGCACGCGCCATATCCGCAAATTCGTTTTTGGAAAGCGGCACTTTTATCTTAGCATTGGGGCCAATCAAACCGATGATAGTTTGTCTCAGCCCCTGGATATCTTTAGCGCTTAAATCAGCGGTGCGACCGATTCTCCGCAGGGTGCCGTCGAATTCCATCATATCTTTGGCCATTGTCACAAAGCCATAGCTGATGCCGATTGCGGCCATGCCGGTGACAACAGAATTGCTGAACATCTTCATAGACTGACCGGCGCGCTGGAACGTCGCCGAGGTTTTGTCGCCAAATGACTTAATCTGTTGTTCGCCCTGCTTAAGCGCATTAATCAGCTTTTCATTTTTGCCGGATAGAATCAGTTCAACTGTGTTTTTATCGCCCATCTTTTACTTAGCGCCTTTGCGCTTCACCTTATATGTTTTGGAGTCTTTACTTGCCTGCTTATCCGCGTTGGCCAGCATCATGCTAAAGATGTAGAGCCATTGTCCTTCTGTAAGATCGATACCTGGTTTACCAAATACATCGTGAGCTGACGCAGCGTGTTCAAACTTAAAGCATTCCCAAGCATTGGATTTTTTTTTACCTCGGTGAATATTCTTTCCAGCGCCTTTTCGGAGAGCTTAAGCGGCGAGGGGCTTATTTCCTCTTCAAAGGAATTATATTCCTCAATGAGGATGTCTTTGGCCTCTCGGCCGATCAAACTGCGGAACTCATCGATAGAGGAGAAGTACTGCTCAAAAGTTCCATCTTCTTTTTTCTTCGCGGGATTAACGAGTGCGCGAAAAAGCGTCTGGGTATTGGCCTCGGAGTTGTAGGCGCTGACTATCGTTGCCGATACTTCGATTCCTTTTTCTTTGAATAGTCTCTCCGTGGCAAAAAGAGCTTCCTGTGTCTCCGCCTCGGTCAGAACGGCGATGCCGATTGTTTCATCGGTTCCCGGAAACTTGATCTCTTTGATATTACGCTTCCCCGCTTTTAACTTTTCGATGAGATCCATTGCTTTGCAACCTTTCTTTCATTTTAGCTGGATTCCCCGGTCTGGCCGGGGAATGACAGTAAGATAATTACTTTCTGGTCTTTGCAGAGAATTCGATGGTCTTAACCACTTCATTATCGCCATCAAACTTTGATTCTCCTTCTTTTGTAACATAGACACCGCCATATTTTTTACGGGTGCCGTTTTGATAATCGAGGGTGAGGGTTCCACCCTGAACCTGGGAGAAATCAAACTCCGGCGTATCAAACGGAACTACATAATCCGTCTTAACCGTATAACGCGGCATTATAGCCGCATGGCCGGTTGTGTTCATCAGGTTGACAGTTTTGTAGCGCGCGACTTCTCCCTCTGTTACTGATTTAAAGTCGGTAATGTTTTTGCCGTTTATTTCCAGCAACGCTCGCAATATATAAAGTTCTGACATTTTAAAATCCCCCTTAATCCCCCTTTAAAAAAGGGGGAGAGTCTATGGTTGGCGCGTGCAGCGCGTTTATAGTAACAAATCAATGCGACCGGCAAATACGTGCAGGCCGTTGACTACGTCCACGGGGATCTTGGCGTCGAGGCGATTCGGGTCTTGCAGATCCCGCTCGCAGATAACGCCGTCGGCATTATCATCAACCGCTTCGACAATTTCCAGATCCTGAAGTTGATACAGTACATCCATAATCTGATCGCGCACTGCTGCGGGTGTCTTGCTCGACAATTTTTCACGCGGGAATCTCAGCGCGATGCGGGTGCGGATGGCCGCCCGCACATAGTCGAGTGTGCGGATGGTGGTAATATCCAGCATGGAAATATCGTCAATGCCCTGCGGATCATGGATATAAGTGGTGATGGCGCGGACGATCTGGACAACTTCGCCGGGGCCTACTTCCAGCGGCGCAGCGCCGTTATTCAGGCAGCTTTCCTGCTCTGTCCGGGATAGCCGATCGGCAATAGCCGGAGCGGCGATATTGGCCAGAGCCAGAAGATTGAGTGGCCGTGCCGGGTCTTCTTCAAAGGCCATCACAGCGGCATAAGCGGCGGCGATTTCATAAGCGGGGCTTTTGGTGCCGCGCAGATAAGCGCACAAAATGCGGCCGGAATTGATTGCGCCGGTCAATGTGGTGACTGTGCCTAGCGCGTCGTCATCGGCGATTACTCCGATTCCCGGACGCTGCTCCAGCGGGCCGGAAACATTATCCAGATGAGTTTTGAGCGCGGCATAGGATGTGGCGTCAATAAACGGCACAGCGATGATATTGTATTGCTCGCCGAAACAGGCGGCCAGAGCCGTGGCGAGTACCGGGTCAACCGAGCCGGGTGTGGTTGCCGTGTTGACAGCCGTAAGTCCGGTGGCCGTGATGGTGACGGCAAAATCAATTTGATTAGCCACGGTGCCCTTGTTTTTGGCAGTGAAAACCAGCGTGCCGGTGGTGTGCACTACTGTGAAAGGCAGTGCCGGATCATTGGCCAACGCTGCTGCCAATGCGGTACCGGCGATGGTGGCGGTATCCGCCGAATTAATGCCAACTTCATAGCGGACGTTGCCAACATACAGAGTCAACACGCCGGTGGAAGTGGCCGGGCCGGTCAGCTCTATTGTCTGCACGCGGGCGATTGGAGATGTGGCGAAATCATCGAGCGCGCAAACAGTCAAGTCCAGATAGGCGTTTGCTTTGATTGCCGCTCTGACCATCAGGTGAGCGATGGAGCCCTCGCCAAAGTATCCCGCTGCTTCTTTATCGGAAAATACCTTTGTGGGTATGATCTGCGCGACAGTGCCGGTAGTCAGCCTTTGCGCGATTATCAGCATGCGCTGAAGGTTGGCCGGAAGCGTGCGCACCGCCAGTTTGGTGTTGAACTCAAAATACTTGCCCGGCTTGCGGATACTCGCGGGAATCGAATCAAATGCAATATTTTTGCTTGCCATAATTATTTGCCTCCTTTAATTTTTGCTTTTTCCTGGATTCCGGCCTCCGCCGGAATGACAGGGGCGGCAGGTATAAGTGATCCATCGTTGACCAGTCTGATGTAGTAGGCGCTATCCGGCACCTACATCAGACTGGTCA